GCATGGCTCACGCTATAAAGCTGTACCCCATGACGATGTAGTTAACTCTATTTTAGATAGCGTCAAAGCATCTAACTTATCTTCAGATTACGATTTAAAAGTAGACGTAGTAGAAGGTGGCCGCAAGCTTCGAGGACAAATCTTATTTAAAGATCTTGTACAAGAGCCAGCAGTTGGTGACTATGTTCAATTCAGAGTTGGCTTTTACAACAGCTACGATGGCTCATGGCCTCTTGGTCAACGTGCTGACGGCCTTAGATTGTGGTGTAAAAATGGCTGCACAAGTCCAGATACAGTAGCTATGTCTCGCCTCAAGCATACAACTTCAATTAATGTAGACGGCAGCGCAGCTAAGATTATCACAGGTGCAGAAATGTTTATGACTAAAGCAGAAGAATGGCAGGGCTTTATGAAGGTACGCATTAACAGCGACCAAGTAGAGCAGTTCTTTCGTTCAACAATATGCAAGGTAACAACCAAGCAAAAGCAGGTCACCAAGACCAACGAAAAACAACTCGAGAATCTTATCTTAGGTTGGCAAGAAGAAAGCGCAACGCTAGGCCACAACAAATGGGCTTTATACAACTGCCTTACATCATGGGCCACACACACAGAGGATTTACGTTCGCCAGAGGTAGCAAGATATAATCGTGAAGCTATGATTAGCTCTGCTATGAATCACAATCTATGGAAAACAATGAACACGGAGGTAGTTCTATGATACAAACAGTAGTCACAACAGATAACCTTGCTGATATAATTGGTGAGTATATGCCTTGGCCTCAACAGCTAGAGAAAGTAGCTGATCAACTTGAGAAACTTAATCCAAGGTTTAATCGCAAGCGTTTTGTTGCTCTTGGTACGGCTGCTTGGGAAAGAGCAGCCCAAATACCAGAGGAGATCAACGATGAGATCCCATACTAATGGCTAGTGTAGATTGCTCCAAGTGTGACGGCAACGGCTACATAACTTGGGAAGTAACTGTGCCTCATAATATTGGAAGAGACATAGGTTACATAGACACTAAGAATGCTGAGTGTACAGAATGTGCAGGTTATGGGTGGCTGCCAAGCCACCTAATTGTTGACATAGATGATTAGATTGCTGCATTAGTGCAGCATGAAATCATATTTAAAACAACTGCAAGAGCTGTCTAAGGAATATAAGATACCTTTAATTAAAGCTTTTGAACAGGCATATATACCTTCTTCTACTTACTACAGAACAATGAAAGGTAATAAAGATATGCGATATGAAACAGCCCTAAAGGTGCATCATGTCCTTGAACGATTACACTTACTTCAGCAAGCCATTGACGATCCCAAAAGATTACGAGGTCATGGTACAAAAGCTAATAGACGCAAGGTTTACCCAAGGCTTAAGTCAAGAAGCACTGGCTCATAAGATAGGTTGCACTGTGTCTATTGTTCACAAGTGGGAAACCCACAAAAGAATACCATCAGGCTTTCTATTGTTCTGCTGGTTGGAGGCATTAGGATATGAACTCACGGTCACACAAAGGTAAACCTATTACCTGTATAGCATGCAGAGAACCTACAAATTATTATGTAGCTATACTTAAAAACAATAACAGCTCAACCCAACCTCATTGGTTTGTCTGTTTAACTTGCTACGAGCAAGACAGATGGCAGCAAGCAGTAGATAACAAAGGATACACACGTAGTATCCAGCCAACAAAACCAAAACAATATAAACGCAAGCAATCTAAAGCTGCAATAAATAAAGCATGGGATATAATATGATTATATATGGAATAGATGCTGGGTTCACAGGTGCTATCACTAAGTACTGGCCTTCTGACAAAGTCATTGAGTGTTACGATATGCCTACATTTAAAGATAAAAAGAAAACTTTAATTGATCTACCTAAATTACTGCAAATACTTACAACCAGACGTTTGCTTGAAAGACCTATAGTTTATCTAGAAAGAGTATCAGCTATGCCAAATCAAGGTGTGTCCAGCACGTTTAGATTTGGTCAAGGTTATGGTCAATTAGAAATGGGTATCGAGGCCGCAGGTCTACCCTTAAATTATGTTAGCCCAGCAGTGTGGAAAAAACATTTTGGGCTTACAAAAAACAAAGGAGAGAGCAGAGAGAAAGCTGCTTCTTTGTTTCCAAAATACGCTGACTTATTCAAGCGTGTTAAAGATGATGGTAGAGCAGAGTCTGCCCTCATTGCAGAGTACGGTTTCCGTAAAGAATATTAAACACAGGAGAAGACTAATGAGTACCCAAACAAATCAAATCAAAGAATATCTTAATAAAGGTTACAGACTTACAGCTTTAGATGCTCTCGACAAATTCAAATGCTTTCGACTTGCATCAAGAATCAGCGAACTAAAACAAGAAGGCTATACTGTAGATAAAGTTATGATTGAAACAGAATCAGGCGCACGTATAGCAGAATATTACAACACTTCATTGACGCGAGGTTAACATGCGTAAGCCTAAAACTATTGGCGCAGCCGCAAGCAGCACAGTATGGGACGCTCACGTTGCCAAAGCAGCAAGCTCCCCTGTGCATGCTCGAGAGTACAAGAAATCTAACTACGTGTTAGACACAGATAAAGTTATGGGTGATCGTATTCGCAATGGCGAAGCGATAGGCCAGAACTATCTATCAGGCAAGCTTAAGAAAAGATTGCTTCAATACGGCAACGTCACAGAAGAAGACTTCGACAAATACAAGTGACGTTACGTCACATTGGATTGCTGTAGCTGCACATATGCAGTAGCTATGTATCTATAATAACAGGAGAACGTCATGGAACGTAAAGGTTTCATAGGTGGTTCTGACTGCGTAAAAATAATGCAGGGGAACTGGCTTGAGTTATGGCAAGTTAAGACTGGTCGGGTTGAGCCCGAAGATCTGTCTCGCAACATTGCTGTGCAGATGGGCGTTTACACTGAGGACTTTAATCTAGGGTGGTTTGCAGTGAGTATGACTGCACTCTGACATGGTTCCAGAAATCATTTGAAGAAGTGATTGGATCAGTCCCGGTTAAAGGTACAATAGATGCTGCCGTTGGTGACTCTATCGAGGACTCTATTGTAGAGGCCAAGCACACCAACTCTTATAATACTTTGGATAAAGTAATTGAGTATTACATGCCGCAGGTACAGCTGTATATTCATTTAGCTAAAGCTGACGGGGCTCATATTTCTGTTATCTTTGGCAATAATAAGTGGGAGTCAGCTCATGTCAAACGCAACGAAGAGTATTTCAATTCTATGTGGGCAGTGGTGTCGGACTTCTGGGGTTACGTGCTTCGCGATGAAGAGCCAGTTGGTAATGACCAGCCGATACAACTTAGCATTGACAAGGTGTCGGTGGACAACATGGTCAAGCGCAACGCCACAAGTGACAACCAATTTGTGGACTCCGCTATTACATACATAGAAAACGAAGCGGCAGCTAAGACATTTGAGTCAGCCAAAAAACAAATCAAAGACATGGTTGGCGACAATGAACGTGAGGTTTACTGCGATCAACTCACAGCTAAACGTGACAAACGCGGAGCCATCCGCATAACAAGGAGAACAGTATAATGGCTAAAGCCACAAGCACTCAAGAAATTAAGTTCACTGACAATGAGTTATGGTGCGCAATGGAGCATCAAGTAATGGACTTAGTTTCAGATAGAGCCATACAATATCTTACAAAAAGCGCAATAGATTTTCACCTCAATGAGGCTATGGACAAAGCATTTGGTGAAATAGAAAGCCTAGTTGAGAATAATGGGGAGCAAGCGCACTTACTAAACATATCAAGTCAAGGCTTTGCAAATGCAATATATATTGTAGTTCAGCTAGCGCTTGAAGAAGTCTTGCCTCAAGTACACCTCAAACCAGAATGGAAAACAAATAAACTTTGGACAGATATGGTTAAAGAAAAAAGGGAGAACAACAATGAGTGATGCAGCAATCAAGGCGCTACTCAAGGCGCAGCAAGCTATGGAATCTGTAAAGAAAGATAGCGTGAACCCACACTTTAAGAACAGATACGCTTCCCTCGATGCAGTAATTGACGCTACGTCAAGCGTGTTCCAAGACAACGGGTTCGTAGTGATGCAGCCCTGTGGTCGTGACGAGCTGGGTGTGTATGTGGAAACAAAGCTACTTCACACCTCAGGAGAAGCCTTCTCAAGCAAGGTTTACCTAGTCTTGAGTAAACAGGACATGCAGGGGTTAGGCAGCGCTATAACGTACGCTAGACGCTACGGCTTGCTAGGTATGGCTTGCCTCGCAACAGAAGATGATGACGGGAACATGGCCGCTAAGCAATCTAGCGGTGTTCAAGTGACCAAAGGGCTTTACATCAGAAGATAAATCCGCACTAAGTAGCAACTTCAATGGATGGTAAGAATTGCAGAGGGTTAAAGTAATATGGGTTCCTATGCCCGGTTTCAACTATCTTTAATTTTGCAGCA